CTACAACGGCTGGTGGTGCTGGTGTTGTAACCACTGCGGGTACGCCAACCGGTTTAACTTATACGCTATCTACTATCGTCAACACATCAGGCACTCAGTCTGGCGTCCAATCTTTGTCGTATAGGGGTATAGCCTTGGCATCTTTAAGTGGTGCGTCTGATGTACCAACAGTGCAAAACTTAATTTTTGTATCTGATGCTAGTCGGTTTGTTTTTGCGTTTGGTTGTAATGACTACGGGAGTACGGTTCAAGACCCCATGTTGATTCGTTGGTGTGGCCAAGAATCGGCCATTGACTGGACGCCTTCTGCAACCAACCAAGCAGGTAGTATTCGTTTGTCTCACGGTTCTAAGATTGTTGCAGCTATTCAGACTCGTCAAGAAATTGTGGTTTTGACAGATTCTGCGGTGTATTCTTTGCAATATCAAGGCTTGCCAGCGGTGTGGAGCGTCCAACTCTTGGGTGACAACATTTCTATTCTTGGCCTTAATGCGGTGGCTCAAGCGTCTGGTATTGTGTACTGGATGGGCGTAGATAAGTTCTATATGTATGACGGACGCATCCAAACACTAAACTGCGACTTGCGTAAGTTTATTTATCAAGACATTAACCTGTCTCAAAACCTCCAAGTGTTTGCCAGCACTAACGAGGGGTTTAACGAGGTTTGGTTTTTTTATTGTTCCGAAGATAGCTCAACTGTTGATAAGTATGTGGTGTTTAATTATATTGAAGCAAACGCAACAGGCGGTAGGGGGGTCTGGTATTACGGCAACATGGGCCGCACGGCTTGGCTAGATTCTGGCACTCAAGACTACCCAATTGCAGCTACATATAACGGATACATTGTTTTCCATGAGTTTGGCGTAGATGATAATGAAACTACAACGCCAATCCCTATTGTGGCTTACATCTCATCTGCTGAGTTTGATATTGATGATGGAGATAAATTTGGCTTTATCTGGCGTATGCTCCCTGACTTGACGTTTGCCGGGTCTTCTGAAAGTGTAACTCCGCAAGTTACGTTGACTTTGTACCCCATGCAAAACTCAGGTTCGGGTACGGGGACTGCTGTGTCTGCCAACGTAGATAAATTAACGGGCGCTTCGTATGTAGTTACAGAAGGTTTTACGGGACAAATAAACACCAGGGTTCGTGGTCGCCAGATTATATTTGAAGTGCAATCTGATACTCTTGGTACTACATGGCAACTTGGTGCTAACCGTATTGACATTAAAACTGATGGGCGCAGATAATGACTTTGATTGTTACTTCTGAGTTTGAATTTAATCAAGTAGCTTCGCCTAACTTGCCTTTGTCACCGCTTGAGTATGACCGGCAGTATACCGAGCAGCTAAACAATGTGCTTCGCCTGTACTTCAACAGGGTTGATGCTATTTTAAATCAGTTAAAAACTATATCGGTTCCGTATGGCGCGTTTTCAAGCGATCAAGACCAGACAGCAGTAGCCAATACAGCTACGCAGATGACGCTCAATACCACAGACTTTGCTAACGGTGTAAGTATTACAAACTCAGAGATTACGGTAGCGACTGCTGGGATATACAACTTGCAGTTTAGCGCTCAGTTTCAAAACACGGATACTGCCTTTCAAGATGTTTATATCTGGTTAAAGCAAAACGGTGCGGATATTACAGGGTCAACAGGTTTTGTTTCTATCCCAAACAGACACGCGGGCACGGACGGACACACGATTGTTGGCTGGAACTATTTTTTAAGTATGGCGGCAAATGACTACGTTGAGATGTACTGGTCTGTGCCTACTACCGATGTGTCTATTCAACACCTTCCCGCTTCCGGCACACCCACTAAGCCGTCCACGCAGTCGGTGGTGGCTACCATGTCGTTTGTTTCGGCTTTGCCTTAAGGTTTAAACATGGCTCAATTTACAGATGCCCAGATAAATGAATATGTTCAGGCAAACATAGGCAATCCACAGGCTATTGCTGACGCAGCTCAACAATATGGCGTATCAGCCGCAGACTTATCGCGCGCTACTGGATATGACGCTGGGACTGTTAGTGGTTACTTTAGTAATGCTGGGATTAATTTTGGTCAACCAGCTAATTTACCTGTAGCGGCACCTGTAGATTATTTTGGGCAACAGTTTCAGTCAGATTCATATTCCGACTATGAGCCAGCCATCCAACCGCCAGCGCAACAAACATATCAGCCAGATTATGAGTCTCCATTACCGCCTCAACCGCCCGTTTACCAAGAGCCGCCACCCCAACCAATCTATCAATCTCCTGTTACACAAAAACCAGTCGATACGGGCGGAACTGGTTTTGATCGCCCCATAGGAATTGAACCCCCGGAATCAGCCGCCTACGATCCATATGCAGTACAACGAAGAATTATTGAAGAAGAGCGTAAACGCAATCAAGAAGGTGGTCTTGCATCGTTAGGTGCTGGTTTGCCCGGAACAACTGCTCCAGTAGCGCAAGCAACAACGCCTGCTCCGGTTACTCCGCCCCCACCAACTCCGCCTTTACCGCCTGTGCCACCTAAAGAAACGCAATACGGCACGGTTACACCATACACAACAAGCCAGATTAAAGACTACGTCACTGGCGTATATGGTGATGCTACGCTTGCTCCTTGGCAACAGACCAACAAAGTCATGGAAGCAGCTCAAAAAGCTGGCGTTAGCCAAGATGATTTGCGCGCTATCTATGGCAAGGATGTAGTAGACCCCTACCTTAAGACATATGGTACTGGCATCAAAGATTACATTACCAATACATTGGGCGATAAGACCAGATCGGACTTTGACAAAGTTGCCACAATCAATCAGGCGGCTGTTAAGTATGGTTTAGATGCCAATGAGATTGCCGAGTATTCAGGTTTAAACAAGAAGGGCGTAGACCAGATGTTTACGGCCTTTAATACTGGTTTGGCCGGCATCGTTAAAGGTCTGTCAGCTCCTACGGTCAGTGACTTAGACAAAACCAAAGGCGCTCTGGCATTGCAGAGTAAATACAGCATTACGGATGACCAGATTGCCAAAGCTCTTGGAGGAAATGTAACGGGTAAAGATGTAAACGCCTACCTTGCTCCCGTTAAGAACTTTGGATCAGACCTGCAGACTTTGACATCTGATCAGACCAAGACGGCCTATGACATTCAAGCGTTTCTAGATAACGCCAAAAAAGACCCGCGCATTGAGGGTTTGTATGGACTGGCCATTGATAAGGTTCAAAAGGCTGTACCAATCTTAGGCCTGCGTGACTCTGTATCTGGTAACGGTACGCCAGAACAATTGGCTAAAGGCTACACAGACTTTGTGGCCGCTGTTAATGCAGACCCAGCTTTGCGTGAGAAGTATGGTGCCCAAGCTGATGCCATTGATAAAGTGGCCAAGATGTCCCAGCGTATTGCTGATGAGAAGTACGGCGGCAAGCTCCAGCCTCATATGTTTCAGACGTTCATTGGCCTTGACCAAAAGACTTTGTCTGACGTTCCTAAACAGCTAGGGATGACAGAGTCAACTACTCAGACAATTACCGATAACGAAGGCCAACAGCAGACTTACACAACCCCCGGTCAAGTTAAAGACACCAAAGGTTTAGAGCCCGTCTATTCTTACACTGGAAGCGGAGACTCTCAAACCGAACAGTTGGTTGGCTATACAAAGCCAATCAAGACTTCTGCCGGAGTAACTGTAGATGCTCAATACGATGCAAACGGCACTTTAACCGGCTACCGTGGTAGAGATGAGGATAAGGTCTGGCCACAGCACAGGGTTGGTATTTCAGGCCAATGGGATGCCGATGGCAAAGCCTCACCTGTAACAAAAGTAGAAACGGTCGGTTTTGCCAAGAATTTAATTCAGGACGTAGCGGCACTTGGCCCAGTCGGTCAGCTGGCAATAGCGTTTGCTACAAGCGGTCTGGGATCTCTTGCGGCTGGTGCTTTAACTCCAGCTTTAGGCGCAACTGCGGCAAAGGTTGTTAGTTCTGGCCTTATAAACGGGGCTATGGCTGAGATGGGTGGCGGTAAGTTTGGCAAAGGTTTTCTAAAAGGTGCCATAGGAAACCCAGTTGAAGCATTAACCCAGAATTTAGTTGGTCAGTTTATGCCCAACATAGACACAGGCAATGCAACATTAAATAATTATGTTACCCAAGCTTTGCCTAGACTGGCTTCTTCAACAACTAGTGCGTTAATTGACAAAAGAAGTGTGGGTGACGCCGGCCTAGCTTCATTGTTAAATACGGGCACGAATATGGCCGCAAG